TGGCGCTTCTTTCCACCGCTTCAAAGGAAACTCTGGTCCGATGGATTTCATAGGTCTGAAGCCCTGATAACTTCTTGATGATTTCTTCCTCAATGGTCAGGCGCTCTTTGTTGAGCAACCTGCTAAATCCAGCCCAAGAAATGCCCGACCAAACCAGGGTGCCGCACTTACTACAAATGATGGGTTTGAAATCAGAAGATGTCATTGGTTGCCCATTTCCGTTTTCATTATGGGCAACAATGAAGTCGTATTACTTATTGGTGCCTCTATATAGGCACCACCAATAAGTAGAACCCTGGTTATGCTTCTTGCCCATTTTTTGGGCAATAAGACAAATCGGACATCCTTACTCATCGAAACTCCTTAAATAATCCGCTGGATACCAGATTTTTGCAGTTCCGACTGTTGAGGTTTTGACCCTGTTGTAGTGCAAGGCAGACTTCATAGCATTGCGCATAGGCTTTGAAGTTGAGTCCACTCCCATCAACTCAAACAACTCATTGGTGCTTTTACCAGGATGAGCGGTAACGGTTTGAACAAATTTATCTTCCATCGCCATCTTCTTAGCAACCTTGGCACTGGCGCCCCCAAGTTTGAGATTCCTGGTGTTTTCGTCAAAGGTCAACTGTTGCTGCTCTAGGAATACATCACGTCCATCGGCGGCGAAGAATCGGCCTTCCTCTGTCTTGGAAAGCAACCAGCGAACGTCAGCCCAGTCATCTAGGCGTGTAGCACCGCGAGCGCGTTCAATGCCGTGTTCCTGGGCGCGGCCTGTATGCATCGGAATCACCAAGTTATCCACATTTGCCCGTTTTTTAATGTAATCAAGCGTATCTAAGAAAACTCCGACATCAGAGTTTGAGTTCTCATCTCCGCTTCCAACAAAAGCGCGAGCAAATGGGTCCAGAATCCAGGTTCCGCAATCAAGGTCAGTAAGCATCTTGATGACCAATTCTTGAACACGGTCAACAATCATAGGCAAACGCTCACCACGTAGATGTACCAGGGTCACGTGGTCGGCGTGCTTTATGTTGACGTCTTTCATCCAGCGCCGATATTGATTCTCTGAGACTTCATAGTTGAAAATCACAATTCGGCGGGGATGGATTGGCTCTTGGAAATACTCCAAGAATTTTGTTCCATCAGCCAGAGACTTGGCCAAAGCGTTCACCAGTGTCGTTTTGCCAGCCTTATATTGCGCTGTAATGGAGATATTCGCACCTTGCGGGAAAACGTCTCTAATGACCCATTGAGCCTGTTTTTCGGGCAACTGTAGTTCATCTTTAAGGCTAGTGATAAAAACAGGGTCTTTGTATTGTTTTGCTGCTTCTTCTTGTTTGATTATCTTGGATGCTTCAAGTCGCATCCTTTGGCGTTCAACTTCTACTTCCAGTGGGTCACGGGCGGTGACTCCGCCGATTGCAGTGACATTGCCATAGGCATCGGCAACTGGCATTGAGTTGAAAGAACTAATCTCACTGACCTGGCCATAACCTTGCTGGCGTAGGGCATTGGCACAGGCTTGGAAGTCGCCGCCAAATTTAGTTAAGGCAACATAGGCAAACTTGTTGTATGAACGGTCAGAGTCCAGGGCTACCGATGATGTGAAGATGTGAAACAGGTCGTTGCCCTGATAGTTAGTAGTGGCGCTGATTCCATAATCCTTACCAGGTCTGCGCCAGTCTGTCTTACCCATTGAATCAGTATGAAGTTTAGTCCAGCCGTCAGGAATCAGGATTTCATCCCACGTTGCTCTGGCATTGAAATCATCACCTGGCAGCATCTGACCTTCAGTGCGCATTCGTGTGATTGGTTCTCTGTATTGCTCTTTGGGCATCTCGTCTAAAGAAATGAAAAGTTCACGCAATGCATCAACTTCATCTTCAGTAAATGTCGGGATTGTTTTTGGATTGCCACGAATGATGTTCCAGCCGTTACCAGTTGGATGGCAGATGCCTGGTGTCGGTGCTGTTACCACAAAACCGCCAGAACCTCTTGATTCTGCCAATACTGAGATGACACCATTTTCATCTACACGGCGAGCAAATTTCTCATTGCCTGGAACCATTCCTTCACTTCTAAGGAGCCAGTGAAGGCCGCCAGATGGTGAGCGCTCAACATATCCGTTGTTTAGTTTTTCAAATATGTCAATGATGTTGTTTTCTTTAGCACGGTGGGTAAGAAGGTCAATCGTCTGCAAAGTTGCAGCGCGTCCTTCCAACTCAATCATAAGAAGATTGCCAGAGATTTGCCCACAAAGAACGCCGACGCCATCTGCTTTGGAGAACCATTCAATGATAAGTTCTTTGGTTGGCATCTGGGTTTGATACTGAGTCCAGGATGAAACCGCTGGCGCCTTTTGACGGTGACGATTTACTGGCAGTGGGACAATACCTTCAAGATAAAATTCTAAAGCGCGGGCCAAGATTGATTGATTAGTAATTTGAACGGTTGATGGTTGTGTTTGCATTAGTCAATCAACCCCTTGAAAAACTTCATCAAGGGTTTTATTGGCAATCCCTTTTCAACGCGATAATTGCAAATAAACATATAAGTGAAAAGTTCAAGGCTCATTCTAAAGCCTTTTGCCATTATCCAACCATCTGAAATTTCTGAATGATGGTCAGTGCAAAGCAAAACCAAATCTTCCAACTTCTCGTTGTATAAATTGGCATAAGTAACGTGATGGAAGTTAAAACCCCTGGCGTTTAAGGTCCAGGGCAGATTACAGGCCCAACAATAATTAGGTCGGTCAGATTCCCAATAAGCACGTTTTCTGGCTTCCCACTCTCTGGAATCCAAATAGCGTAAATAATTTTCTTTGTGGCTATATACAGAACTGGGTATAAATGGTCTAAGATATGTCATATCGACTCCTTTGCAGTCGGTCACGCCCCTGGCAGTTAGCGCTGCGCGGGGGTCTTTAATTACCCCAGATGGTACAAGTTTTGCTGACGACATTCTCTCCCCCATTTTTCCGTTTTTAGATTGACCACCAACCACGCAAGGTTCCACCTAGCGGGCAGATGTTCCAATCTGCTTTACCTTCTTCAATCCATTTCCTATGCAAATGCCTTTGTAATTCAAAATTGGTTTCGTGGGTATCTCTCCCACAATCAGGACATTGGGGAAGTCCAATCTTCTGATAGATGTGTCTGCATTTCACTTTCCGCCCCAACCATCTCCTTTGAAATGAATTGCTGGTGGTGTGAACTCTTTGCGCATTATCGAACCGCAATGACCACAGTTGACTGTCGGTTCTACATCAAATGAGAATGATTGCAAGATGACATCTCCGCAATCGCTGCAGGTGAATTGATATGTCGGTGACATTGCTTCCTTTCAGGTCGTTTGAATTTTGTGGAATCGGTGGAATCGAACCACCGCGCCGTACCCCGTGTATTGCGGTCCCCAGACATTCCTATCCCACTTGAAGAAAACGGAAGGGTAAAACTTCAAGTGAGAATCTTTATACTGGCTTTGCTCCTAGTTGACCTAACAGCGCCATCACTTCTGGTGAAAGATTGTTGGGGTCAATCGGTGCCGCGGGCGCAGGCGCTGGCTTTGCTGTTGCAGCGCCAAGATAGGCATTTGCTTTTGCAACTGCCGATGCATCGCCTGTGGCGTCAATGAGAATCCACGGCGCCGATTTGCCAGGCTTTGCAGTGCCTTGGCCAATACGTGCCAGAACCTTCTGGCCAGTTTTACTCTTGAGAGCATTGCGTAGCGCGACATTGAACCAGAGCAATGACGAATGCTCTTTGTTGGTATCAAGGTCAATCACGTTCACTTCAATTGCTTCTGCTTCTCCGTGAACTGTTGGGATGCCAGTCTTGTATTCAACTGGCGAGATGATAAGAAGGTGATTGGCAAGGTCTGCCACTTTCACCGTCTCTGTTGCATTACTTGGTGCAGCGAAGGTCATTCCCCCGACTCCATTTCTGTTAGTTTGTCTGTTCTAACTCTATTCATTGCATCTTCTTCATTGTTTTTTACAATGTCGTTGATTGTTTGTTCGTTCTCATAATAAATAAGACCAATGGGAACTCCTTTGAGTCCCAAGCATCTAGCGACGAAATATAAAATGTTCTCTTTCCACGTGGGCAAAGTTTCAACTATCAATTTACGCGATGGTGTCGCCATTGCAACCTTTCGATAAGTCTTTGCTAAATGGTAGGAAGTACGGACACCAATTGCAGGTCCGTGTGGGCGCCGACGGTATCACTGTCAGCATCGCAGGGTTGGCTTCTACATCTACCGTTGAAAGTAAGGTGTATAGGTCATCAATGCGAGAGAGCGCTTTGAGCGCTACTGATTCATCATAATCAAAGAGTTCAACGTGCATATCATCAAGTGAACCCGATGTTGGCAGATAGACCAATCCAACTTTGTTGACGGTTGCACCTGATTGGGCTTTGCCGTAACCATAAAGTTGAATCTGCACCTGCTGCTGGATTGTCGCGCCTTCGCTGCGACGCTCCTTGAGTTGATTGAAACCGACAGTTTTCCAATCTAAGACAATGCCACGAATTGAATCAAATAAATCAATCGTGCCTGCAAGGTTTGAACGAATCTGAACCTTCTGCTCAACTTCGTAACCTTCAAGTTTGCCAAAGACTTCTGCTAGGTAGGCGTGAATGGCAGTGCCAACTTGCGCCGCCCAAGAACTGCTCCCACTTTCGTTAGGCTTCTCCCAGTCCAAGAGTTTGTATGCAAGTCGGCGACTGCATTCGTGTCCGATTTCAGATGGCCCGATAGCAATTTGTTTTCCTCTTGGTGACCAAATACCCGCTTGAGTAATCAGTTCACGCAGTTGGTTGCCAAGTTGCTGCCCAGGCGTTGAAATACTAGCAAAGGTCATTCATCATCCTCATCTTCATAAATTTCTTCATCAGGAATTGATGGAGTAATCGGGTCAATCCACGGGTTGACAATACTCATTGACCATCAACCAATGAAAATCGGCGAGATTGTTGAACAACTTCCAGCATCTCAATTACTTGTGGTGGCAGAATTTCACGGGCGCGTTTGGTATCAAATCGCCGTGATTCAATCTGTGTCCAGCGAACAACAGTTTGACCATTGTGCAAACCTTCTTCACAGTCACCCAGAGCATTCTCCAGGTGACTGCGAGCGATGTCTGCAACTTCTTGCCACTCTTTAATCTTGACTAACGCTTCACGGTATTGCTTTAGCCATTGGGCGGTGTTGTCATCTAAGACTTTGACACCCTTTTCTATTTGCATTGACATAGTTTCCCCCTAGTCAGTTTTAGTACCAACGATTGCGCTTGAAAAACTCCCAGGCGGCACAGGGGCCACCAGAGCCATATTTTCTACCGATATACGCAAGTGTTGCTACGGTTTGAGCCACACCAGATTCAGAATGTTTCATTCCAAGATTCTGATATGTACCTTCAAGCAATTGCCCGATTCCTCTGGCACTACTTGTTGGATTCTTGGCCTTGGGATTCCACGCGGATTCCTTACCGACCAATTTTGTGAAGCAGGCGAACTGCTTCTTTGTGAGCAATTCCCGCGCTATCTGCTTTGGATTTACCTGCATCAAAGCAGGTGGGTCCTTGTAGATGACGGTGGCGGGAACTGCCATTTGTGGTGCAAAGGCAGCATTGACAAACAATGATGTCATTGCTGAAACCCCGATGATGATTGCGACTCCTTTGAGAGTCTTTCGATTGTTAGTTGTGATTGGATGTCTCCTTCTAATTTCACACCAGCACGCTTGAGAACAGTCGTCACATACGAATGTTCTACCTTCAGTGCCACTGCGATTTCTTTCGGTGTGCATCCCGACTTAAACATCACGCGAACCTTTTCCGCGTTGTTTGCTTTCGGAGCATTTGCATAACGAGCATTGAGCATACGTTTGCGTTGTTCCGTAGTGAAACCAGCCCAAATACCGCTGCTGATTTCATTGTCGAGTGCGTAGTCCAAGCACTCCTTTCGTTCGGTACAACTTTCGCACAGTGCGCGAATAGTTGGGAGCGACGTTCGCTCTTCTGCACGTGATTCGGGAAAGAAAATATCTGGATTCTCAATATCCCTGCATTTGGCTTCTGGTAGTTGAGGAAGTATGGGAAGGAATTCAAAGAAATTCACATCCTCTCCTTCAACCAAGAGTCCAAATCTTGAACCACGAAGGCCTTCTCAATGGAAGCATTTCTGCGTTTGATAACAACAAATGCAGGTGGCGCTGAATCCAAGCCACGCGCTTTGGCATAGTTTTTGGATTCAACAACCGCTTCTTCCCAGAAGGCTGGCAAAGTAATGGATTTGCGGTTCTTCAACTCAAGGATATGAGTCTTGCCCGCGATGATGGCAACAATGTCGCCTTCATCCTTCTGACCCGATAGGCGCAAACGCTCTGCTGATATTCCGTGAGAACGCAACCACTTGAGAACTCCCAGTTCAAAAGCAGCGCCTTTGCGACCATTCGGGTTAGCCATTACTTCACCAATTCTAATTTCACGGGCTTGTTGTTCTTTGCCCGATGTTCTTTGACAATCATTATGAGTTGCTCCGCCAGGGTCAGCGCCTCTGCCTCTGTCATCTTGCAAATCTTTGCAACGACATCTGGCATATCGGCACGGACAATATCTAGGCGGGCGGCGGCATCAGGGTTCTTGAGAGCATCAACGCTTGAGAACTCCTTCAGCCCTGCAAGGTCAATCAGGTTGACCTGTTCGGTGACATCTTCCAGCAGGTCCAAGTTGGCATCCTGCTCTTCTAGGTACAGGGCAAACTCCCCATCACCTGTAGCGTGGACGCTAAAGAGCGGCTCACGGTGTCTGGTCATTTGCGCTCCAATGCTTGCTTGATGCGCTTCTGCTTAGAATCCCACTGCTGGGCTTCTCTGATGGCTTCATCCATCGGGCTGGCATCATAGCGCAGAACCGCCACAATAACCCCTAGAATGCCCGCTAAAGCCCCAATCATCACTATCTGGTTCATTCGGACCCCCTTTCGTTTGCCCCAAGTATGACCCAGGGGACTGACAGCCTACGGGCGACACGCCGACGGTGGCAATCTGGGGTTGTATTGACAATCGTATGGATAGATGGTTCAATTCTCTTATTGGAGCCAAGCACAGTAACTCCAGGAAACGGAAGAAGAAAATGGCACAGGCAGTAGTTTTCAAAAACAAACAAAATAGTTACACGTTGCGTTTAGAAGCAGATAGCGGTTTAGCAATTGCAACTTATTTTTTCAATACACGCAATGAAGCAATCGCAAAAGCAATAGATTTCAATTACACCCCTGAAATGATTGTTGAGGTAAATGCATAATGAAAATCAAATATTCAGTTGACAGCACCCCACGTCCAGCAATCTTGGCTATGTGGCAAGATTCAACTCATCGCATAACAATTTTTGTTTATGAAAACCTTAGTTATGAAGTTATCCGCAATGGTGTAGTTCAACGATTCGATATGAACCACTGGTACATCAGACCACAAAGCGTTGTTAAGCACGTTGAAAATGATGTTGCTTCAGGTGTTTATCCAGGCGTTAGGAGAGTTGCATAATGAAGTGTTGCGACCATAGATTCATCAAGAAGTCTTGTCTCTGCCATAACTGTTCAGGCAATCAATGTGACTATTCAAAGGAGCAAAAATAATGCACAAAGGAACATACGTGAGTTATCGCGAAAGCAAAGATGGTCAGTTCTATATGTACGGTTATTACCCAACAGGCCATTCAGTTCAAAGATATGACATAGGTAAAATCACAACCCAGGGTTCTGAAGTAATTGAAACTATAAGAGGTTTCAAGAATGCTCTGCAATTCTTCAAACAATTACAGACAATGGAGACTCAACAATGCTAGACCTACTCTTTGGCACACACGTTGCTGGTTGGCAGGCGATGGTGCAGTTCTGGTTCTGGTTTTCAATCGTCGCATTCTTTGCAGTGCGCTGGATGAAAGGTAATATCAAATGAGCGCGATGGGTAATTATTATCTTGACCGTCAGACAGAAGCAATCCGCTATTTAGCAGCACAAGGCATTGATGAAGAATCTCTCTGGGATGCTGCAGAAGATAGTTACCATCTTGTGATTGGTCTTGCTGAAATGCACCGCAATAATGTCAGTATAGATACCATCAAGCGCATAATAAGCGAAGCAAAACTATGAGCGCGATGAGCAATCTACACGCAGAACTTTCCACTGCAATGACTCACGTTGCAGACAAACTCAATGAAGCAGTCGCCGATGGTTGGGGCGAAACAATGGAAGCCACCTGCCTAGTGGCAATTGAACTCTTGCAAGTCTGCGCCAATGCATTTGAGCAGATTCGCACTATGAGTGAAAAGGTGGCAGAAGGTGGAAATTAGGCGCTGTCAGCGATGCGGCCAGATTGATTGGCAGCAAGGTTTTCATATTCCGTGCAAATGTAATCGAAAGGAGAAGAAGTGAAGAAAATCAGGTCCGTGCGTGTGTCAGATGTGCTGTGGGCAAAAGTTCAGGCTAAAGCCAAGCAAGAAGATAAAACTGTCAGTGAAGTAATCGTTGAACACTTGCGTGAATATGTAAAAGCGTAAGAGACAAAGAAGAACCCCTACACGGGAAAGGTGGCCGTGTAGGGGTTTTCTTATCGCTAGGGGATAAAGACTATTGCTGGTCCTGCTTGCGTTTGATTTCAGCGAGTTCGGCGGCAATGCTTGCATATGCTGCCAAATCAATGAAGGTATCATCTTTAGAGTATTCGTGATTTTGTTGCAGTCTGGCAATCTTTACCAACGCCATACAAATTGAAACCTGCATTGGCGAAATCTCTGTCCCAAGATAGGCAGACCACAAGACTGCAATTCTTCTGTGATTCTCATACGGTGTTCCATAATCTTCTTGGCGGTCACCATACATCAGCCTTTCGGCTTCTTTGAGAACTTCCCCCCGTTTCATCAGACTTACTCCTGTTCTAAATCATCCACATCTGTGTAAAGCGCAATTTCAGTTTTCTCATTCTCAACACGTTGTGCATATTCACCAAGTCCAAGAGCAGATAACACGAATGCAACTGCTGCTTCAACTGGCATATCTGGTGAGAGCGCGGAAACTACCAGCGCAACTGCTGATGATACAAATGCTGCAACACGTGCAGGATTGCGGTGAACAAATGACTTCAACTTTTCCATTCTTACTCCTTGAACTTAGGCTTACCAAATCCCACAATTGAGACTGGCTCTTGGCGTTTCAATTTCAATCGCTTGGTTTTCTTGTAGGTTCTGGTCTTGAAGGCAACCATACCGCCATTGCGCTGGTCACCTTTTGAATCGCCAGAAGTATTTCCTTCAATTGTATGGACGACGCCTTTGCGAGCCTGCACGCCGATGACAATGCCGATGTGTGAGATACGCTCAACCCCGTCACCTGGGAAGTCAAAGAAGGCTAGGTCGCCTGGCTCTGGCGTGGCGGTGGCGGCGTCCTGCCATTGATTGCGGGACTCGAACGCCTGCGCCCCTGCCTGGGTTGAAATGCAGTTCGGGATGCGCAGCCCTACCTTCTTGGCGCACCACATAACAAAGGAGCCACACCACGGCAGATAGTTGGCGCCCATCTCTTTGCCAAACTTTGTCTCATTCTCTTTCGGGCCTTCTACATATCCAACTTCAGCCCACGCGACTTGAATGAAATTGTCGCGCTGTGTCATTTCTTCTTGCGCTTTGATGGTGTTCCCCCAATGAGAATTGCATAGATTTCATCTACACGTGCTTCCAAACGATTTACTTGGTCTTTGATACTTGAGCCAGAATTAGGCTTGAGTTCTGCCAAATAGTGTTGGACTAGCCATTTGACCCCATAGGCAAATGAGCCAACAAGGGTACTGACTGCAACAGCAAGGGTTGCCATATCAAGTGGTGTCACGTGGTTTTCTCCTTCAGCAAGACCTGAATATCATCAAACAGGTCTATATGGTCATCAATCGTTCTTCGTATTGGAACAAGTTCCGTTACAAGGTCCATTTTCTAACTTCTTGATTCTTGCCGCCAAGATTGCATTCTCTTGTGCCATTGCGCCAATCTGTATTCTCATTGCTGCCAATATCTCATTGACATCAAGTTCTTCGTTCATTTATTCCCCCTTGAGTATTTGAACTTCTTTGTATAAATCCTGAATCAAAGCCAGCAATCCAGGAACAATCATTCTATCGTTCCACGATTCAACTTCGCCGTTTTCATAATCTGCAGCCACAGGATATACAGCATCAACTTCTTCTGCGATAAATCCAGGAATCAAAGCACCAAAGCGAGAATCAGATTCAGAGAGATAATCTTCGCGGTAAGTAAATGCGCGAACTGGTAAATCCAACAATTTCTTTGGGTCTAATTCATCAATATTACGAACTGGCGTGATATTTTCTTTATAACGCTCACTAGATGCAGTGCTTCTAGTAACACGGCCAAGTGAGATAGTAACGCGGCCATTGGCGGCATCGGTGACCGTTGTATGGTTTGGAGTAAATAGGTCACGTCCAGCAGTTACATCTAAAGTTGCATCAATACTTCCGCCAACATCAAGACCGCTGCTGTCAATCAATGCATAACGAGTAGTGCTTTGAGCAAGAGATATTGCGCTCGCACCAACATAAAATTGTGGATAAGAATTGCCAACAGGGTCTGCTGTTGCGCCATAGTGAATCATTACAGCACCTGAAGATGCTGGCAAAATATGACCATAAACGGTACCCAAGTATTTGAAATACATTGAGTTTGTTCCACCATCAAGAGTAACTGCAGTTGTTCCAGAAGATGTTTGAACAACAAAACCTGTTAGAGTTCCAGCGCTTAATTTGTCTGTGGTAATCGTTCCTGCAGCAATCTGTGTCGCAGTAATTGTTGCTGATGCAATTTGTGAAGCAGTAATAGTATTAGCGGCGATATTATCAGCAGTGATTGTTGCGGCAGCAATCTTTGCACCAGTGATAGTGCTGGCTGCAATTTGAGTTGCTGTAATTGTGCCAGTTGCAATATTTGATGCTTCAATTGTAGCCGCTGCAATTTTTGTTCCAGTGATAGAAGCAGATGCAATTCGGTCAGCATTGAGTGTGCCAGTTGAGATATTGCCAGCATTGATATTTGAAACCGTAACAACGCTTGCATCAATAGTTCCGCTGGTAATTTTATTTGCACTGAAATTTGCTAATGCATTTGTGCCAAGGTCATTAGCAACCCAAGCAGAACCGCTCCAGCGATAAATACGGTTGTCATCATCAGTATCAAACCAAAGGTCGCCAACAGCCGATGCCGCAGGCGCTGACGTCTGGCGAAATACTTTATTCTTGCCATCAGCCGTGGTCTGGGCTGCAGTGGCGGCGGCAGCGGCGGCGGTTGCTGCTGATTGTGCTGCTGCAATAGATGTGTCTTGAACAGATGTCCAAGCAGTTCCATTCCAAAAATATTGTTTGAATCCATCATCGGTGTCAAACCAAATGTCGCCAACTTCAGATGCTGTCGGTGCTGATGCCTGATAGAAGGTCTTAATTTTACTATCTGCAGTTGCTTGGGCTGTTGCAATGGCATTATCTTGAACTGATACCCACGCAGTTCCCGTCCAGTAATAGAGTTTGTTGCCATCATCAGTATCAAACCAAATATCGCCAATTGTTAAATCACCTGTGGGGGCAGTTGTTTGACGGTATATTTTATTTTTTCCATTAACAGCGGTTTCAATAGAATCAAAATTAGCAGCCAAGCCATCAGTAGTATCAGCGACAACAGGAATCACAGATGTAACAGTAAAATCAGCAGTCTGTGTGACCGTGATTGGCGTGTTAGTAATCTGTGGACATAATGGCATTATCTGACCCCTAGATTGTTATTGAATAAGGATTGATGGGCGATGTGTGGAATGAAACTCTCCAGTCATCGTTTGTAATTTTATGGTTCATACCTTCAATCACAAGGTTGTATTGCAAGTTGCGATTGTCAACTGTTTCACGCTTTACACTTACCTGGTCGCCAATTTCACAGGCTAGGAAATCAGGATAGAGAACTCCAAGATTCAAAGCGCTGAAATCAATCTGCTTTGCATAAGTCACAGGTGTTGCCTGTTGGCGTGATTCATACAGCGCAAGATTGGTACCAGAAGTTTCACTCAAGATAGGCGCATCAAAACGCTTTGATGTAAGACCATAAGCATCTCTGCTTATCGTGTATGTGGAAGTGACCGTGGCACTGGCGCCACGGTCCACCACAGCCTGATTGACCACATAAAATGTTCCAGGGTCAACAACAAGGCCTTGGTAATCCAAAGAATAGGCATCGCCTTGGTCGCTAAAGAGCAACTGAGTTGGTCGTGAGAATTTATCTGACAGTGGCACCAATGTTGCAACGCCAGAGCGAGAAATGTAAAAGCGCCCAGCAATAGAGTTGACTGCTTGATAAATCATCTGCAGACAGGATTTTCCTTGCACTGTCTTTTGCATCGTCACAGTACCTGTCAGTGAGCGAGCAGTAGCAGACCAGCCAGCGTAATCAAGCATTCTTGTAACGCGAGATGCGGCTGTCTCTTCAAATTGTAGCGAAGCCAAGACTGGTGCTTGTGCATCGGCGATATAGCCAAGACCATCAACAAAGTTCATTGTGACAGTTGGATAATGACCCTGATTGACAACACTTGATTCTAAGAATCCTTGATAAATCGTATAACCAGTTGATGACCAGGTTGCCACAATGCGCATCTGAAGTCCTGCTTTGAGCAATCCTGCATATGGTCCTGATGAATTGTCTGGGTCGTAGGCACCAGAGTAATTGTTGAAAATTACAGAAGCAGCGCCAGCCTGTGCCAATATGTCATATTGTTTGCGACCACGACGAATGCTTGTTTCCAAGACATCGCCTGCTGTCACAGATGTCCAAGTAGAACTAATAAAAAACTGCACAGCAATTGACGGCGCTGTTACCCCATTATAGTTTGCCATTATTCAGGCCTTGTTCTAAAGAATCCGCCGCCAGCGCCTGCGCCACGGTATCTTTGTAACTTATTCAAACCGCTTTCAATTTCTACAACAACATCATCTTGAGTGATGTATGGAGTGTTGACATTGACTTTGACTATTGGATTTCCTGAACCTGATATGACATTGCCAGTTGCAGAACCATCGCCTTGAGCGGCAAGTGAGACTGTTGGAGCGTTAGCAATTGCCTTTTGACGCTTTAGATTAGCGTTAATAGCAGCAGCAGTTGCTTTTGCTTCAATTTCTCCAGTCATTAAAGTTAAACCATACTTCTTAAGCATTGCATTGACAATCTTTTGCTCAATTGTAAGTTCTTTTTTCTTGGCATTATTGAGTTGATTCTGTGCATTGAGTAATGAGTTAGCCAGAAGGTTGCCACCACCTGTAGTTCCACGTGTGCGCATACCACGAACTGCTGTTCGACCACGTTCTGAAACTGAAGAACTACTACCTGCTAAGGCTTGAGCATTTTTTGCTCTAACTTCATTGCCTGCATTTTTAAGAGCAATATAACCACCAGTAAGAGCAGCAGCACCACCAATAAGGGCAAGTGCGGCAGTTGCCGATGCAACAGAAGCGCCGCCTGTGGCGTATGCTGTTGCAACAGCAGCAAGACCTGCTGATGTTCGCAAGGCTGTGAAGGCTGCAGTTAATTTACCAATTACAGTTGCAAATGCTGCAACTTTACCAACAGCGAACAATCCACCAACTATAATTGCAAAGGTTTTGACAAGACCTATGTTGTTTGAAATCCAATCAGAGAATGAAATGGCAATGGCAATTAGATTTACTGCTGCTGTGCTGGCATTGCTAAATGCTGTTGTCAACTTCTCGCCATTTGCAGCAATCCAGGCTTCTACCTGTGGCAAAACTTTTGTTTCAATAACTTTGGCAAATCGCTCTATGACTGGAAGTAATTGATAACCAAGAGTTTCAAGGATTTCACTATAACGAATGCGAAGAATTGCCAATCTAAATTCTAAAGTATCTGCTCTAGTTGCAGCCGCACCTGATGTTATTGCTTCAACTTCTTTGAAGATTTTAACTAAATCTTTTGATTTTATAGTAGTTAGGTCAATGCCTTTAACCAAATTTTGCAAACCACGGAAGTTACCTTGTAAGGCTTTTGTAATTGCATTTGTCGCACTGTTTAGGTCGGCACCAGAAAATGCTGATACATCTAATGCAGTTCCCAATAATTGCTGGGCGCTAGCGACATCGCCAGTGACTGCTGCGAGTTTGGAAAGAGCAGGGCGCAATTCGTCATCGGCAATGCCAACTTGCAATTGTAGTTTTGAAATGTAACCTTCAACAGATGCAATGGCAGCATTAGTTGCACCAGTGGTATTGCGTAGGCTGTTGGCAAGAAGCGCTTGGCTCTTCTGGTCTGCCATTGCAGCCTGCACTGCATCTTTGCCAATCTTTACAGCGAAAACACCAACAGCGGCTGTAACAGCAGCAAAGGCCCGTACTGCATTTTTGCTGAAGTTATCAAAACTCTTGCCAAGGTTGGCAATATCTTTTTTAGCGGCTTTGGAACCCTTATCAGAATATTGGGTTATGATTCGCGCTACTACTGCGCCAACTGCCATCTCTAAGCCCGCTCTCTATTCAAATGTCTCTGTAATTCTGCTTTTGCTTCATCTAAAGCCCGCTTCACATTGGCTTCAATTTTAGCGCGGTCTTTATCAACAACGCGCCAGACCAAACGTGATGCTGGTTTGAATCTTGCAGATAAGGTTCGCATAAACTGGTCGCCTTGCCTTCTGCCAGTTGCATTCTTGCCATTGTTACGGCCAGCAACTTCAAAAATTGCTCCAGCGGCTGATTTGTTTATCAAAGCACCAGCGCTGGTTGTGTAATCGGCGCGAACTTTACCTTGTGCCTTACTTTTACGAATACCAGCAATAACTTCGCCAGTATTCCAGGCAGGCCATCCAACACCGCCACGGGAACTTCTCTGAGGGTTGGCAGCGTTATATGGCCGCCAACCGCTCATTGGAGTATCTGTTTTACCGTTACCGATGCCACGTGCGATACCGTGTGCATCTCGTTCTGCATTAGCAAGTTCCGTATTGATAACTTTATTGAATCGGCGAACAGCGGATTTATCAAATTCTTTCAAAGCATCAACTGTCTCTTTGATGCCAGTGAGAACTATGACTTCATCTGCCATTTTTCTTTGCCCGCTCCTTCAAATAAATTCCTATTGCTTCCAAGATACCTTCAGGGGCATCAAGCAAGGCAACAGGAGAAATGCCTGTCTCCACCGCAATTGCTGCAACCGTATAGGTCAGGCTTTCGCGGTGGATTCGGAATTTGGGTCGGCGTCCAACTCTGCATTGAGAATTGTATCCAAATATTCAGGACCAAATGGCTTCACAATGACGCCATTGACCTGCTGGGCTTTCCAAGCCAACCAATAGATGTGTTCAATTTTTTGCTCTTCACCTATAAGTTTTGGAAGCCCTTTACCAAAGTTTTGCTCAAATGCGACAATGATTCGTGGTGTTAGTTTGTACACCTGTTCATTACCATCACTTGTTTTTACTTTTATTGCTAAGCCATCCATTGTTTCCCCCTTAGATTATCAGGATGTTGCTTTTGTAATTGCGCCAGAAATCGGCCAAGTGACCGATACGGTTGCGAGTTCTCCAACGCTTCCAGATACTGATTGCCATTCTGAAATTAGCGCTGAGAATGAGTAGGAAGGATTGGTTGCAGATGTAGCACCGCTGGTTGGCTTTACAGTCATTGCAACTGCTGTACCAATCTTTGTTGCTGCATCGCTTGGATAAATCAAGGTTTCAAGAGCGCCAGAAGCAAAGTCCTGGTTGAACTCAAGAGTGATTTGGTTGTCACGAAGGCCAGCAACACGGGTGCGGCTGGTGTTTGACATACCTGTTGTTTCCACAACATCGAGTGTTGAGGAAAGAGTCACGGATGTGACATATTGCGAGATGTCAGTGCTTGCCAACACCACATACGCATCAGTTAAAACAATACGGGCCATTTACTTATACTCCTTTTGTGATAGCGCCTGAAATTGGCCAAGTCACACTTGCAGTGGCCAATTCTCCCACAGAACCTGACAACTCTTGCCATTCTGAAACAAGAGCAGTGAATGTGTAGGAAGGATTTGTTGCAGATACTGCTGCACTTGTTGGCTTTACAACAACGGTTGTTGTGCTACCAAGAAGCGGATAAATTGTTTGCTCAACCGAGGATGTTGCAAAATCCTGGTGGAACTCTAGGGCTACGGAATTGTCAGCAAGACCAGATACACGTGTACGGCCTGCTGCGATTGTGGAACTGAATGCGCTGGTGTCAATAACATCTTCTGATGTTGAGATTGTCACGCTGGCAATATGGTCTGATAGGTCAACTGAGTTGATAACTATAGATGCATCAGTAAGAACGATGCGTGCCATTATTTAGTGTCTCCTTCTTGTGTCGGTGCTGCTTTCGGTGTTTGTGCTGACACAAGATGGCCACCAGCAATGAGTGCTGGAATGTTGCATCCTGCTTCAAGCAGTTCTTTATCGGATACTGACTCACCTTTGGCCTTTAGAGCAAAGCGGTCAGAATTTACTGTGTAACTCATTATTCTCCTTGTCCCCAGACGGTTAGCCTGTAGCGGTAAGACAGATATTCCACATCTCCTGCAAGATATGTTCCAGATTCTGCTGATGTCACACGCAAGGTGTTGCAGGCACCGCCAAGTGTTAAATCAGATTCAATTGCTGCTTTGATTGAATAATCACCAGAGCCAGTCAAATATTTGTCTAAGTTATCTTGCGCAGTTCTTTCAGAGAAGCGTTGCACAAGAACATAGACATCCAAGTTGGCCTGGTCTAAACCACGGCTATTGTTCAAATCAAAAGTAAAATCTAACTGACCTATGACAGCGCAAGGTGGCTGTGGCAAGTCAGGCATAATGTCGTATGAGCGCAGACCTTTGATTGAAGATAGATTCTTCTTGATGCCTTCTCGTACTTCACTTGGCTTCATTTGGCCATCCAGGAAACTTTACGGAATGGTCTGCATAGGAGTTCAACATCTGGGTCTAGGCGTGAGCCAAGTCTGACAGTTCCTAGTTCTGGAGTTCCAGCCACACCAAATGGCGACTGGCGACGAACAAACAAACGCGCAGCCTGTAATTTGCAGGCCATTTGAATTTCGTGTGGAACTGAGGACCATCCCCATACTGCTTTGACGCGTACCGATTGAGGAAGATTGAATGGGAAGATATAGGCACCGATTGCGAGCAATCTTGTGTAAGGCCATCCGCGACGTGGATTATTGATTGGCTCAACCATATAGTCTGAACTTGCCCACACTGTTGTGTATAACTGGTCAAAGTTATCATCAGTTGCAATCTCGCTGATGCTGATGAAGTCATCAGTATTGGTTGTCCACCAATCCTGTGCGGTGTAGTAGCGAGTCACTGGTGAAGCAACGGTTCCATCTTTGTAAAAGAATCTGCCCGTGTAGTCGTCAATCATCCGACTTGAAGCCATAATTGCTGCTTCAAGCGCAGTATCATCCTGAATATCTTCAATGTTCAATGATTCTTTCAGGTCTGACAGTGTGCAGTATGCGTTGATTAGTGCCACGCTTTTTCCTCTTCTCTGCCTTTGGAGCAACTGCCCGTTCTAAATCGGGGGTTGCAGTTGCGGTTTGTTTCCGCCAAAACTTTATTCTTTCCACGATAGGTGATGTTCCTCTGATAGCCAATAAGACTTTTGATGTGGCAATACCGCTCCAGTGTGAACATAGATTGGAAAGCCTAATTGTCTTATACGACGGGAAAACAGCAAATCTTCACTAATCCAATTGCCTTCAATTGGACCATCCCAGAACCAGCACCAATCTTGGCCTTGATTAGGGTCTGCTTGCTCTCGCATCTTTTCTAACACGCTGCGATGAATCAAAACACATCCAGTGCCACAGGCGTCAATTTCAAACAAACGATTCTGGTCATACTTGAAAAGCGGCAAGAATCCTTCAGGTGCATCTTGAAAGATTGCTGGCACAGGCTTTGGATATAAATGTTTGTGTGCATCAAAGGCTGCAAATACTAAACCTGATACAACTGGTCGCTCTTTATCGTGAGCGGCTTGAATCAAAATATCAAATGCTTCTGTGGTGAGTTGTTCATCAACATCAATCAACAAAAGCCAATCAGAATCTGTATTGTCAAGAAATGCTTTCACCACACGATTGCGCATCTTTGAAAGCAATCCAGAGCCTTTGATTCTGACAAATGGCCCTAGTCTGTCGCGGCGGTCTTGGCAGAGTTGAAACATCCGATATGCCCACGCCGCATTGACGGTGCCTGGGTCGCAGGCGCCGATTGAAACCTTATGTCCTGTTTTCACTGAATCCCCCGATTCGTTAGGAAGTGTAGGAGCGGGCAAGTCGGGGGATTCCTGCCCGCCCCTACACAACTATTTAGTTGTTCGTTCTAACTAGAACGATGGTGCAACTAGACCAGTACCGCTGATGATTGAAGCGGCCTTTGGATAGCGCTCTGCTGTGAAAGCACCAAAGCCATAAACAACAGTCTTGATGGTTAGGCTGCCAGGGGCAGTTGCATCAAAACGGAGTGAGAATGGTGAACCTGGTTGCTCCCAGAGATGCATTTCGCGGGCATCAACAAGATAGATTTCATCTTGGTTGGTTGCTGCGCCGTAGTTTGTTGCTACGTTTGCATCTGTGATGATTGGGAGTCCAAGTAGTTGATAACCACTGTTTGCGTACTGTGCAACACCTGCGCCAGTTGAAACTGCGTTCTGTGGGCCACCTGCAGTTGGAACAACTACTGGGCGTCCTGCAGTATCAGTTGCAGCGAGCAAGAATGCTAGACGGCGTGGGTGCATAATCCAGTGAGTTGGTGTTGTGAAAACATTGCTCTGAACTTGCTGTAGAGCATCTGCCAACTTTGGATATAGCAATGCAACAGTTGGTGTAGTTGCAGTGAAGGTGATTGCGTTTCCACCTGATGCGCGGATTCCCTTGAACTGGCCATTTGAGCCTGTTCCATTGAGAACCTGTGAATCAAGTGTTGTGTGCCAGGAGCGGATAAGGTCAGCGATAACGAATGTATCAATGCCTGTTCCACGCTCAATTGCTTGGCGGGATAGGTCTTGCTGTCCAGCGATTGTGCGTACTGGAACGCTGAGAAGTGTGTCATCAGCATCTGTTTCAGAAACAGCAGTGTTCTGTGTTTCCTGGATTGCTGTTGAAGTACCAGTCGTCATACGGCTGATTTCAAGTGACATACCAGCAGCAGGAAGAACCATCTTATTGGTTGCGAAATCTGCTGTTGGACGACCTGCACGTGCCAATGGCGCAGCAAGGTCAACGAGATATTGTGGAACAACAAGTCCAGCGAAGTTGGATGTATCTACATCGCGACGCTCAACTGATTCTTCCTTCATGTGGCGAGCAAGACGCTCTTGTGCGGAATAGTCTCCGCGTACTTGTGCATTGAACGCATCGCGAACAAAGGAAGTTCCATTGTCTGCGCGATATGTGCGCTCTTCACGCACGATTGAAGTTGAAGCCTTTGGAAGAGCATCTGCAACAACAGAACGTGCTTCTGCTGCCTTTGCATCTGCTGCTGCCTGTGCAGTCAACTTCTCAATCTTTGCGTCGAGTGAACGTGATTCTTCTACGAGAGCATCAACCTTGACGGTTTCCTCTGCTGTGAGGTCTGTGCGGTTCTCTGCAGCAACTGCATCAAGAACTGCATCCATTTCAGCCTTCACTGCATCACGGCGCTCAACAACTTTGTCTAGGTAAGACATTATTGAGTTCTCCTTGTGAGTGTTTGTAAGGGTCCGAGGTGGTGGCGTAGATATTTCACGGCGCTCATTGAGGGTGTGAGTCTCGCTCCGACTTCGTATCTGTTCGTTTGAACAGAAATCTATTTATTTGCGTTGATAATTGCTTTCGCCAAACGAAGTGAGATTGTTCTGTTTTGTTCTTCGCTTGGTGCTGGTAGCGCATCAATTGCACGAAGTTCTGATGCTTTGTGTCCAACAAGAACTTCTGTTGCTTCCCAACCATCACGAACTTCGCGATAGACGCGAATGAGAATTGCTGGGTCATCTTCTTCAGCGGTGATGGAGAAGTCAGAGTCTGGAATTCCAAGAACTCCTTCTCTCATTACGTGTTCGATGCGGCCACGTGCGGTTCCGCCTGATGAATCCCATTCTACAAAATCACCGACGACATCAACGGCACGTGAATCTTCTTCTAAAACATCTTCTACATCTTCTGGTTGTTCAACATCTGATGGTTCTTCAGGTTGTACACCAAGAAGCATTTCAAGCATTGATTTGCCTTCGCCAAGGTATTCATAAGATTCATCAATCTTGTCTAAAATTGCTTGAACTACTATCAAAGATTCACCAGTTACTTCGCGGCCTTCTTTGATTGCCTGCAAAGCCTTCTTGATATGTTCGCGGGCTTCAACTGATGTCGTTGGGTAGGCAGGATAGGTGACAACTGAGACATCGCCATCTGCCAATGAAACTTCAGTCAGTGTGCGCTCTGTCTTATCCTTGCTCCAGTTCTGACGGATGACGCGGAAAGCAAAACTCATTTGGTCAACATCGCCGCGTTGAACAAGGGTATAGATGTCGCGGGCTTCTTGTGTATCTGCAAGTTCTGCATCAAAGCGAAGGCCACGCTCATCTTCAGTAAGTGACAATGTGCCATTCTTGGTGCGAGCCAATGGCAATCCTTCGTGATTGATAAGAAGTCTGACATCAGGCATTTCGGTAAGTGTCTTACGGAAAGCACCAGGTGCAATTCTCTCTTTGAATGGTAGTGGCACGCTGGCATCGTTGAACACTGCAGCGTATCCTGACAAACGCATCACGCCATCTTCTGCTTGGCGTGCTTCCACATCCTGCACCACATATGTGCGGCGTTCTATTTTCTTCATTTTGCTCCTTGAATCGGCTTCAGCATCCAGCGCGTCAATCTTGCGTTGCGCCCAGTTTTGCGCTCTGTCACTGAAGTTGGAATCGCCGCCCCAGAGAAGCCAAGCAACTAAGCCTGCTCCTGGATATTCAGCGTGCGAAGGGTCACTGTTTTTTGGTGCCTGTCCGTCAACCTTATGGCGGGCAAACCACGGTGCCATTTTGCGCACCTTGTTTTCTGAGATTCTTCCTGCTGCCATATCGCGTGCTTCACGCTTGGTGGCATCAGTTAAGCCATCTCCCCCAAAACCTTCTTCAAGATATTTCAAACCACGTGCAGCGTTTTCACGAACAAAGGAAGGAGCAGATAAATCAACTGCTCTTATTTCTCCACCTGGTTCCATATCTTCAGAAATTGAAACTGCAACCATCTGGTCAATCGCATCTTGTTTATTTGCGTGACATCCAATGGTTGTGTACGAACCATCTGATTCTTCTTTTACTGCTGCCCACCCATCGCAATCACCTTGAGAATCTGAGATGTAGTAAGGCATTATTTGACCTCATATACAGATTCAGGATTTGCAGGGTCAATTGTTGAGACTGCCTGCAATTGTGTTGATGGAACTCCAGTGTGCTTGATATTTGGCATCTCCAAAGCCTTGAGAACTGCTGCTGGGTCAAAGCCAACTTGAACAAGTTGAGCAATGATTTCAGCACGCAACTTCATACCAACTTCAGGTGCATCTGCAGCATCAATATTCTGCAATGGAACACGGTATTGGTCGCCTGCTTCGCCAAGCGGTGCTAAATCTTCTACAGCACGAACATCGTTGAGTGAGAGGAATCCTTCACGAAGTCCTTTTGTGTAAGCGTCATAGCGCTCAAGAGTTGTGCCACGAAGTAGCGCATCAAGATTGAACTTGATAAAACCATCTGATTCTGGAAGTAGCGGAGAGAGAGCCTGTTCAATGCGCTCCAACAATGGACGCAATGAGTGTTGCACGAACGATAAGTTCTGTGCTTCAACTGATGCAAATGACATTGCACCAGCAACAGGATGACCCAAAAGCGAAATAGGAACGCGGAATAGGCGGGCTATTTCCTCAACCCCAAAGCGTCGTACTTCAAGCAATTGGGCATCGGCAGCGTTCAAGGTAAGCGGCTTGAAAGACGCTCCACCTGTTAGCACACCGATTTTGCCCGCTCTATATGGGCCAGTGTGAGTGATATTCCAATCGCGAGCCAAGTCATCAACTTGCTCTTGCGTCATCTCACTTGGCGTTTCGATAATGCCACCAGGGTTGGCAGCATTTCCAAAATATGAAGCAGCATAAACTTCAGCGGCCATTGCAGAACCAAGAGTTACTCTGGCTGCGCCGATTGGACCTAGACCAAGTAATTGGCCAGGAAGTCTAAATAGTGGGATGTGAACAATTTCATTTGCGCTAAGTTCAAATGAGAAGTTTCCATAATTATCACGGACAAAATAACGAATAGGTTCTCCAGCAATCGGACGTTCAACACGAACATCGCGAGGATTGAGAACATAGAGTTCAAGAACTTCGCCCATTTCATCCATAACTTTGAGGATGAAAGCGTTTCCTTCTAAGTTCAAAGAAGCAATGATTTGTTCGTAGAACTCAAGACGTGTGGTGCTTGGGTTTGGATTATTGACCCAGTTTGGTGTCTCGCCATAAACAGCAGCGTAGGAAATACGGTTGCGACCACGGCGCACATATGCACCTAATGGAAGTGAGGAAATCGTGTCGCCCAAGAGTCGAACGCAGGCATACACCGTTGACATACGAACTGCTGTTTCAGAGTTGACGTCAACTCCTGCAGGCGATGCATACGCTGGTCTGCCTGGAATCAATGGTTCAACGAACTGATTCTGCGCACGCTTTTCACCTGCTGCGCGAAGTCTTTTAGATAGACTCATTGCCTGCCTTTTCTGCTAAGTGATACCAACCGTCATCCCAGAGGGTTGACAGTCTGAGGAAGTAATCTTCGTACTCTTTGGCGATAACATCTAAGTTGTATCTGCCAACAGAATGTTCTCTGATTTTCTTTCGGTCTAGTTCTTTGACCTTTTCGGCTGCATCCATAAACTCTTGCAGCGTTCTGCAACGGTAGCCTGTTAGACCGTTGATATTGTTTTCAGTAAATGCTCCCCAATCGGTTGTGATTGTTGGAGTACCACAGGCTTGGGCTTCAATCACCACGTTTCCAAATGGCTCAATGTAGAGAGTTGGAGCAAAGGTTGCGATTGCACCGCCCATTAGTTCTGCCCGATGCTCTGGCCCCACTGAGCCAACAAACTCTCCATATCCTGATTGTTCACCAGGTCCTGCAAGGATAAGTCTTTTGCCCAATCTTTCGCATACTTCTTGAGCAATGCGAAAACCTTTGCGTTCAATCAAGCGACCAATGAACAGGTAATAGTCGCCATCACCTTTGCCAAGTGGAAACATCTCTGGCTCTAGGTACCCAGGAATCACAGTGTCAAAGAATTGACCATCAACTGCTGTTGGGTTTTTGTGTCCTGCATAGATGCTATGCATCCAGGCGTATGATTCAAAAACGCGAAACTTGCTAAAGACACCGCCATAACCAACGCCAAATTCAACGCTGATGTGATTGGGGTATTTATCAGCAATCTCTTTATGGGCATATCCGCCAATGAGACAGATAAAATCTTGCGGCTGGATATGGCTTTGCATCAGCCTAATCACATTGGTGTTGAAGATTCTCCAGTGCAGAGCATTGGTATCAAAACTTGCCGATGTGTAGTGGCCGTTGCCAACTGCCTGCGCCCGTCGCTCTTCTGAGATACAGGTAATGAGTTTTGTAACTGGCGCATCAACCTTTTCGCCAGCGTACAAATAAACTTCGTGACCAAGGCTGGTCATCATTATGCAAAAGCGGCGCACCTTCTCTGTGAAAGCACAACCGCTAAATTCTTTTGTTACCTGCGTGTGTGGCAGGCTTACTACGTGAAATCTCATACATCCCCCGATGTTTAGATTAGATTGACCAAAGACCTTGTGCGTCCTGTTGAAAGTTGTGTGTACACCTGTGTGGTTGCAACACTTGAATGACGCATCAAATCTCTGACTGCTAGTAAATCACCACCTGATTTTTCAAGCATCGTAGTGGCAAAATAATGTCTGCAAGCGTGAAAGGTTTTCTTGGGTATGCCAAGTCTTTTCATTTCCGCTGATGTTTTCTTTGTCAGGCGGTTTGGCGATACTGTCCACAATCTGCCATTTGTATTGTGGGCAAGGATTGTTTCAGCCACAGTCTTTGCAACTGGCACTGATAGGTCAGTGCCGCCTTTGCCTGCAATGCGTAGAACGTAGCCATCTTCAGCCTGCTCTAAATCAACCCCACGAAGGTTGGCAACTTCCATTGCACGAAGGCCAGCCATACATCCCAAAATGAACCAATCGCGCATTGGCTGCCTGGCTTCTGTCATCAGCATCTTGGCTTCGTTTGGAGTTATCGGATGTGGCAGGCCACGCGGTTTGCGCACATTGGGTAAATCTTCAATTGAGTTGTTATCAATCAGGCCCATCTTGCGCATTGCCTTGAATGTGGAGCGTAGGCGGGCTGCGTAGGTGCCTTTGGTCGAACTTGCATTGACTCCAAGCAATAGGCGCTGGAAATCATCCACGGTGGCATTCTGGGGATGTACCCCCAAGCGCATCAACATATTCCAGTCGTTGCGAAATAAGGCCATTGAATAGCCTTGTGTTTTGTACCGTGACTCTAATTTCTCACGGATTACTTCTAACGGTATTTCTTCCATTCCGTTAGATTATCAGAATTCTACGAGATTGTGCCGTTTTCTTTGGCGGCTTCTAGTTCATCCCAAGTGCTTTTCAGCATTGAGGTATATTCGCCGTTGCCTCGGTCAATAATGACGTGTTCTACTTTTGTGCCGTCAGTTAATTCCACTTCAATGATTTCATAGTTCATTTTATAACTCCGCACTCATTCCGATGTAAGCAGACGTAGAATTGTTTGCTCTAATGACCATTAAATTTCCACTTGTCAATCCTGAAGCACCTGTAACGTTTACTGTGCTAGTCGTTGTTCCAGCATAATCCAGCGTCAATCCGCTTAAACTTGAGGAAACTGAAACAAAATCACCAAGCCCAAGATTAGCAAAATCAACCGATGATGGTTTGGTTCTCATTGGCACAGGATTATTAATTAACATTGTTGCGGTAGTTGTTGCCGTTGCTCTGCCCAAGCCAAATGGTTGATAACCGCTATCTCCACCTGCTCGCCAGTAATACCTCTGGCAAGCGGCTAACTCGCCTTGGAGTGTGCCTGTCGCAGTTTGGAAGGCGGTTGCTACTGAGCCTGCTTCAACCTGAACGCCCCAAAAATCAATAGTTGCATTTTGAATACCTAATGAGTTCGTGGGGGCGTTGAAATCTGTTCCTGCAGAAGTCCACAATCTAACATTAAGAGCATCGTCGTTTGCTGTTCCGATTGTTTTGCCAGAGATTGAGGGAACCGCAAAAGTTACAGAATATCTAGCCCAAGATGTAGTAATTGCTATTTTGCCACCAGCAGTTTGAACGTCTCCAGAAGGTGAACCGCCGCTTCCAAAAGTTTGAACTACGCTGACAGCAACGGACGGAGTTCCGCTTGATGCTTTTGCCCAGAATGATACTGTGATTGTCTGATTAGCAAATGTTCGGACTGATTCAATTGCTTGTGAATAAATAAATCTATCAGCCGCTGCCGACTGTCCGCTAATAGCACAACGCACAAAATTCTTGCTTTCGTAACCAGCAACAGGTGCAGTTCCAGGAGTGAAAGTTTCAGCCGAAAGAGTTAAACTACCGCCCGTTCTAGCAAATGTCCATCTATCAAAATTGTAACCAAATGTGGAAGTTGTAGAAGTAAATCCTCTTTGGTTAATGTTGAAATCACCGTTAATAATCTTATTCTTCCCAGCGGCGAAATTGCCTTGCCAACGAAGTCCCGTTGTGGCGGAACTATCTGCCAGAAGTGTGTCGCCGTTGTTGCCTACTGCGAGGCGAGCCTGTGTAGTGCTATAGGTGAATAGATCACCCTTTGCGGTAAGCGGCGAGTTCGCCGTTGTAGGTACGCGTCCTGTTGCCATTAGATTAGGCCCCCTTCAGTTTGTTTTGCTTGCTGTTCATCCCATACCGCTTTAGGCATAGAGGTAAATTCGCCATTACCTCGGTCTATGATGATGTGCTCTACTCCGTATAAATCGGTAATTATTTTATTATCCA